TCCAGGTTTGATCAACACTGTTCCGTGGAAGCCTTGCAATTTGAGCATGGTTTCTACAGGGCTTTGTACCCTGGCAACAAGCTCTTGAGCAAGTTGTTGGACTGGCAACTCACAAATAAAGGTAAAGGCTACGTCCCTGATGGGACTGTCACCTATGTTAAGAGGGGTTGTCGTATGAGTGGGGATATAAACACTTCATTGGGCAATTATTTGCTAATGTGCTCTATGGTGTATGGGTTCATGAGACACCTTGGTGTGAATGAATATAGCTTAGCCAATTGTGGTGACGATTGTGTCTTGATAGTGGAACGCTCAAATTTGCGGAAAATACAAGACAAGTTGCCTAAATACTTCACTGATCTCGGTTATACCATGAAAGTGGAACAACCTGTGTATCATTTGGAGGAGGTTGAGTTTTGTCAGGCACACCCGATAGCTTTCCAGGGTGGATGGAAGATGGTGCGCAATGTTCGAGTGGCAATGTCTAAGGATGTGCATTGCGTCAACAATATCAGGGATCCTGCAACGAGACGCGCCTGGTCAAACGCACAGCGTCTGGGCGGCGCAGCTCTAAGCTCTGGCATACCTGTTGTTGAGCAATTTTACAAAACCTTTAAATCGTATGACAGCCCAACTAAGCACCAGCGCATCGATACAGTGACCAATGTGCACAAATGGAGGGGGAGTGGAGGAACGTATGAAATCACCCCCGAATCCAGAGCATCGTTTTGGCAAGCATTCAAACTTACCGGCGATGAACAGTTGGCACTGGAGGAGCGTCTCCAGAGATGGGATATGAATCTATTTGGGGTCGAGGGAGTGGACTATCATGAGTCCAGTATCCTCGACTTCGCCGCAAGCTGACCAATCACACACAATGGCTCTAGTCAAACGAAATAACAACACTGCTCTTAGTCTACCCCTCTCAACAGCGCTATCTATTGGAGGGAAGTATCTTGTGGAGAATAGACACGTCATATGGAATGGGATTAAGTTCATAACTGAGAAAGCTTGGAAGGCAAGAAAGAAAGGGAATCGAAACAAACAGCAGGACATTATACTACACCCTGGGGTCATGCCAGGGGCCATAGCTGCTCCAATCGCGAATACACGACAGATTCGTGGAAGTACGCCCAAATTCAGCAAAAGTGCAGGCTCAGTACGCATAACACACCGAGAATACATCAGCCAAATACGTGGTGCACCGGCATCGGCTTTTATAGTGAACAATGGAGATGTGACCAACTATAGGGTGAATCCCTACAACGCGGCACTATTCTCCTGGCTTCCGACACTAGCCGGTAACTTTGACCAATATAGGTTTGTATCTCTCAGGTTACGATATGTGTCTGTTT